AATCCCAAGAAGATATTGTAACAGGTCAAATTTATTATACTATCGGACTTGTTGCTAGTTATCCTAAGAAGAAGTTCATGACTCCAACGGAGTGGGATGCATACCATAAAGCGCCAGATAGTCAAAAAGAAGCGTTGTATAGATCATATAAGGAGCGAGAAGAAATTGAAGAAAATTGGGAAAACTTTATCGAAGATTGCATCCTATTATTTACGCTTGATTGTTAAACTCTGGAATTTATTCTTAGATCTATTCAAATCCGAATATGAAATCATTATCTGGTTTAGTAAAGAATCAGAATACTATGATACTACTGTATCCTATGAGAAATTTAATTTCAAGCGCATTGATAAATTATCTTCTCGGCATATAAAAGGTGTGCTGACTAGCGGACATAAATACGAAATACGAACAAAGGAAGAGTTTAATTACAAAATTAAAAAGGTGAAATGATGGGAATGTTAAAAGCGCTCCCGCTAATGATCGCATTAGCAATGGGCGGATATATGTATCACAATTACGTGGTTATGGAAAAGGATAAGATCATCGCTCAATTAGAGACAAACTATGAGCGAGCAAGAAATAATGTAATTCGATTAGAAACAGCATTGGAAGTTTCAGAAGAAAGTCGAATTCGTACCGAAGAAAATGCAGCGCGACAGCAACAAGCAATCGGACAGTTGACTGAAAAGAATAGCGAACTCGCTCGAGTTCGAGACGATTATCTCCAAGTGTTTAAGAGTCACGACCTAACAAACCTTGCTAGAGTAAAACCTGGATTGATCGAACCTCGTATAAACCGAGGAACGAAGAAAGTATTTGAGTCGATAGAAAATGATAGTCGGGAGGTGCAAGATGCGGGTTCTTAGTATTGCTTTACTCAGTTTGATGACAGGTTGTTCTTTGTTGCAACCACAACCAATAGTTCAACCAGAACCAATCATCAAGACTGTAACGAAAGTTGTTCCTCTGGAAATTTATCAACCACCGTTGCCAACAGAAATAACTCTCTCAGAGGTTGACTTCTTTGTGATTACCGAGAATAATCTAGAAGAACAGATTGAGAGACTCGAGAAACTTCAGGGCGGATCATTTGTTATCTTCGCCATGACTCCTCAAACGTATGAGAATATGGCATACAACCTTCAAGAGATTCGACGATACATAGGACAACAAAAAGAAATTATCATCTATTATCGCGAAGCAACACAAGACGAAGATGACAACACGACTTCTGAAGATTGGATCGAAAGAAATAGTCAAAAGATTGAAATACAACAAAGTCAAGATTGAATATCAGGTACATATAGTGTACTATTGATGTTCTCTTGAAATGACACGTGAGTGATAAAATGGCAATAAGAATTAATAGAGCGCGCGATGCGCTCCTCACCGACTACGCTGTTGGTATGCTTAAAGACTTCTACTTATTAGAAAGCGAATCTTCTCCCCAAGAGGCATATAAGCGAGCGAGCATTGCATGGGCGAAGTACAAAGGAGAGTTAGACGAAGGTTTATCTGAGAGACTCTACGAGTACGTTTCGAAGAAATGGTTTATGTTCGCCTCACCTGTGCTTTCGAATGCACCTATAGGTGACACCAAGAAGAAAGGTCTACCAATCTCTTGTTTCTTAACATATGTCCCAGATACTGTCGAAGGGTTAATTAACCACTCTTCGGAATTGCGTTGGTTGTCGATCTTCGGCGGCGGTGTCGGCGGTCACTGGAGTGATGTTCGAACGGTCTCTGACGTCGCTCCTGGACCTATCCCGTTCCTCCATACCGTTGACGCGGATATGATTGCATACCGCCAAGGCAAAACTCGAAAGGGTTCGTACGCCGCTTATCTAGACGTATCACACCCCGACATTATGGAATTCCTTAACATGAGGATTCCGACCGGAGACGTTCAAAGAAAGGCATTAAATCTGCATAATGCGATCAATTTATCAGATGAATTTATGCAGGCAGTCATCGATAATAAAGAATTCGATTTACGAGACCCGAAAGACGACGCGGTTAAGGAATCAATCAATGCGCGTAAATTGTGGGAGAGAATCATTGAGATTCGTTTCCGCACCGGCGAACCTTATCTGAACTTTATTGATACCGCCAATAGAGATCTGCCGCAACACTTAAAAGATCTAGGATTGAAGATTAATGGATCTAACCTTTGTAATGAAATCCACTTACCCACGAACGAGGATCGGACTGCGGTATGCTGCCTCTCGTCATTAAACTTGGAGTATTACGATGAATGGAAGGAAACAAATATTGTTCGGGATCTTATTAGGATGCTCGATAACGTACTTGAGTTCTTTATTGAGCACGCACCTGACGCAATCGAACGTGCCCGATATTCCGCAATTCGCGAGCGGTCAATCGGACTGGGTGCGATGGGGTTCCACTCTCTCCTCCAAAAACATGGAGTTGCATGGGAATCTCACAAAGCGAGTGAAATTAATACAGTTGTATTTGGACACATCCAATCTGAAGCAGTCAAGGAAACAGAACTGCTCGCAAAAGAGAGAGGTGAATGCCCTGATGGTGTTGGTTTTGGAAGAAGAAACTCCCATCTTATGGCGATTGCCCCTAATGCTTCCAGTGGAGTCATCCTGTCTACTAGTCCATCAATCGAACCATTAAAGGCAAATGCATATACACATAGAACAAGGGCAGGATCTTTCCTTGTAAAGAATCAACACTTGCAAAAATTACTCGAAACTAAAGGTGAAAGTAATGAATCGAATTGGACTTCGATCATAACAAACAAGGGTTCGGTTCAGCACCTACCATTCCTGACGGAAGGTGAGAAAGCAATCTTTAAGACGGCACAAGAACTCGATCAGAATTGGGTCGTCCAGCATGCAGCAGATCGACAACAGTTTATCTGCCAAGGGCAGTCGGTCAACCTATTCTTCCCTGCAGGTTCTGATAAGGCATATGTGAATAAGGTCCACTTGAAGGCATGGCAAGGCGGTCTCAAAGGTCTCTATTATCTTCGTACCGAGTCTAAGTCGCGTGCGGAAAACATCTCTGAGAAGGTCGAGAGGGTTGCGCTGCAGGACGATCAAAGAACTATCGTATATGGTAAGGCGAATTGCCCATATTGTCAGTTAGCGAAGGACGAGTTGACTCTCCAAGGTATGCCATTCGACTATATTGACCTCGAAGAAATCGGTAAATCTGCCGCCGAAGTGACGGGCAGAAAGGTTAAAACAGTTCCGCAAATATACCTCTCCGGAACCTATATTGGGGGTTATGATCAACTCATGAATTATCTAAATACCTCTCCCAAAACAGAAACCGAAGACGACGAATGTCGTGCATGCGAAGGATAAAAACTCTATGTCACTTTTAAAATTTTCAGAAACATATAAGCCGTTCAAGTATCCATGGGCGGTCGATCTCGCTAAGAAACATGAAGAGATCCATTGGATTGAAGATGAAGCAGAATTGAGCGAGGATGTACAGGATTGGAAAACAAAATTAAGCGGAGATGAGAAAGAGTTCATTACTCAAGTTCTTCGTCTCTTCACACAGTCAGACGTTCAGGTCGGAGAGAACTACCACGAACTGCTGATCCCACGTTTTAAAAATAATGAAGTGCGTAATATGCTCTCTTCATTCGCCTCCCGAGAGGCGGTGCACCAGCGCGCATATGCATTGCTGAACGACACCCTAGGATTGCCGGACGAGGACTACCACAAGTTCCTCGAGTATAAAGAGATGGCAGATAAGATTGACTTCATGAAGGAAGGTGACTGCAATAGTCTTTCCGGACTGGCGCTCGCACTCTCTCAATCCGTATTCAACGAAGGACTGTCGGTGTTTGCATCGTTTGTGATGCTTCTTAACTTCCAGCGTTTCGGTAAGATGAAAGGCATGGGAACAATCGTCGAGTGGTCTATCCGCGACGAAACTCTACACGTACAAGGCAACGCCAAGACGTTCCGAACTCTTTGTGACGAGCATCCACGTATCGTAAATGATGAACTTAAATCTAAGATATATAAGATGGCAAAGGATGCAGTTGCACTTGAAGATAAGTTCATTGATCTAGCATTTAATGGAAACGAAGTACAGGGTCTGACAAAGCAAGAAGTTAGAGACTATATTCGTCACATTGCTGATCGACGTCTACTCCAATTGGGACTGAAACCAAAATTTAATCAAAAGGATAATCCACTTCCGTGGTTAGACTGGGTGTTAAACGGTGCGTCTCATGATAATTTCTTCGAGAAGCGAGTCACCGAATACTCAGTTGTTAGCATGGAAGGCGATTGGGGTTGGGGAGAAATTGCTTGCTAGAGTACGAATACGAACATGAGTGTCCTGTCTGCGATACGACAGTGACACTTGTTGTTTTCGACTGCGAAGAACCACCTACACATTGCCCTATGTGCGGTTCTCCTAGTGATACGCAGTGGGAAAACTGATGTATGACGTGGTACTATAACAACGAAGTCTTCGAACCGACCGAAGAGTTTTTAAACGATTATGTCGGGTTCGTCTACTGTATCACAGATCAATCGGGAAAGAAGTATATCGGAAAGAAATTCTTCTGGTCTGTCCGAAGACTCCCACCTCTCAAGGGTATGAAGCGAAAAAGAATCAAAAAGTCTCAGTCTGATTGGATGAAATACTACGGGTCCAACGAGGAACTCAAATTACTTGTTGAAACTAACGGTCCAGAATCATATACTAGAGAGATACTAAGGTTGTGTGAGACAAAGGGGCAATGTTCCTATTACGAAACAAAGGAACAGTTCGATAGAGGAGTTCTTTTGTCGAACGATTATTACAACGAATTTATTGGGTGTAAAATACACTCAAAACATTTAGGAAATTTGAACGGTGATTAGTGAAGAATACAAATGCATTTTTGTGCACGCAAACAAATGCGGTGGTTCTTCTATAGAGAAAACGATATGGAATGTTCCAGCGAATCGAGGAGGCGCTGATCACCGATTTCCTGCGGACTATGTCGACCAGTTGGGTTTAGAGACTTGGGAAGATTATCTCACCTTCGGATTCACGCGTAATCCATGGGCGCGAATGGTGAGTATCTATCATGGTCGAACGCAACTTCGAG